TATAGAATTAATGTTGTTTCCCAGTCACGATCTTTGGGGGGTGCCAAGAAAAAACTCACTTAATCGACTTGCCATTTTATTCCTTACTGCGTAAATCTTTATATTTTTGCAACAACATTAATTCTATATGTTCCGCACGTCCTTGGTCTGCTTTCGCATCGGTATTTTTGATTCCATTATATATTACCATTGCGCTTGTGCTCATAAGTCCAATCCCAGAGAGAAAATCTGATGTTGCTTTATATTCATAATCACAGTCTTCTCGTGCAGTAAAAACCACTCCATTTACCAGCTGGCCTAATCCTATCAAAAAAGTTGCACAACCTACAGAAATTTTTACTTTACTTGAAAGAGATAAGGCGTGAGTTTGCTTCCTGCGGTCATCTGACGTTTTTCGTGCGGCCTCTAAAAGAACCTCAATAGAAGACGTATGAGAATACGCTTCAGCCTTCGCGTGCTTGCGGCCCTCTTCATACGATTCATGCTGTAATTGTTGCAAATACGATTGAACAATCTTTTTTGTTTTTCCATATTCTCCATCAATACCTAAAACTCGCTTATATATGGGTCGACCTTCATAAATCGCTTCTATTCTTCGTGCAACCACCTCCGGAGAAAGCGGACCATCTTCCATGCCACTCAATGTAAAAACTAAAAACAACATCCACCACATAGCAACCTCCTACGCATTACGTGCTATTGCTTGAGATACTCCATCACAACAAACGTATCAGTGTACGCTGTTCTGTTGATACCAGTGGTGATTGTAACATTGGTTGTACCAGCTTCCAACTGGATGTTCTGATTAAGCGTGGTAGAAGCAAATGGGAGTGGTAAAAAACTTGGTGTTGCAGGATCAGTAGCACCGCCATACATTCTCACCAGTTTCATGCTTGCAGCACCGGCAATATTATGTGCTACGGTCTTTGCACCTGCGTTTGGCAATGCTCCAAAATCAATGACCTGACGAAATATTGATCTACCCTCAACAGCCCGTTCTCCCGTCAATCCCGAATCGGGAAAAAAGGTTCCACCAGTAAGCACCTCAATAGGGTAATACAAGCCCACTTCACGTGAGTTGATAGCTGATGCGCTATTTGAGGTATACATGTAGAGCCGCACAAGCAATTCTTTAAACTCGGGTGAGTTTACATCCATGTCTCGCAGATCTTCAACATCATAGATCTGGGTGGTAGGTAAAAATGCGTTATCACGCAAGTTCTCTGTAGCCATATTAATAACTCATGTTATAGCTGGTAGGTTGCGCGTGGATAATGAACCCCTGAAAAACAGGTGTGATGGTATTTCCATCAGTGGTAAGCATTTGCTCTTGTGTTATATATCCAGCTATTTGTATAAACTGTCCATCAGATTGAATATAGATTGGATGTACAAGCCACTTTTGCGTGTCTTCATAGGGAACAAGATCATATGGTGCTAGATCTAAGAAGGAGTCACCAAGAGCGGTCTTATTATTATCTGCTGCATTCTCGAGTAACAGATCTGATCCGTTCGTGCTGTAACCGATCCGTATTTTAGCGCCCTCAGAATCTGGTGCTACGATAAAGTCTATTTTTTCTATGTGACATCCACGGCCTTTATCTTTATACGGATTCCAAGCCTTTGAGCGAAACACCATTTGAGATAATCGACGTATTACACCACCACCAGTGTACGTACCGGTCATTTCTAAGGGAAGTGTAAACGTATTTGCATCCACAACGGTGACCTGTCCAATGTCGTTATTTGGTGTTAATCCACCAAGGGAAGAAACCTCTACAAAGTCATCATTTTGCAAATTATGAGCGTATGCAGTAACTGTGATAAACCCAGCCCCAATGCTCACATTACTTATTGTCATCACAGGAGCATTAACAGGAAAGTCTTTTTCTATGAGAAACGTATATCCGTGATGATTTCCAGCAATGATTCGACGTGATTGCGCTGGTGTGACATTGGCATTCCATGTAAAGTCTGCTTCTTGCCATGTCATTTGAGCGTTTTGCCACGTTAAATCTTGTTGTTGCTCAAAGTAACCCCACACCGTGACGGTATCATCAAACTTTGACCATGCTCCGTATTGGTAGTTGTAGGCTAATATCTTGGTAGCAAACGAAGTTGTTGTGGCGGCTGTGTCGGGCTGGTAGGTCCAATAGGTCATCTTATCTCTAAAGTCACGGATTCCTTGTACTCTCAGATAGGCGTCATCTTTTACGCGCCAACTGTACACCTCTTCTTCTATTGCATTATCTATTCGTTGAACGTTTGAACCATTACATGCTGTAATACCGTTTTTTGAGACATTAAATGTTTGGCGATCAAACTGAATGGTTGCCCCAGTTGAGAGTGAACCGAATTCATCATTAAGCTTTTGCCATCTAAACGGAAGTGCGGGGACACCTGTGTAAACAATTTCCCAAGTACTTCGATCAAAAAATACAATAAGGCGATCTTTAATAAATGCGGCGCTTACAATTTCTTCTTTTGTAGCAGCATCAGTGACGCCAGCCCCACCCCATCTTAAAACGGGTGCTCCGTTATCAAACTGATTAACTTCATACCATGCGTTTGCGGCGAGAGGGCTTCCTCTAAATGAATACCGTAATCGTTGGGGATAGTGAGTATTGGTTCCACCACCAAGCACACCAGCTCCAGCTGATCCGTCATTTTCAATAGTATTTAAGAGAATCATACGTCCATGGAACGTGAATATAAGCTTTGCAGTAACAACATATGGCCCACTATTGGATGGATTCCCACCAGGCTGAAATCGAGGGACTAAATTATTCCACGTTGCGCCATCATTCGTATATTGTATCTGGTCGTCGTTAGCGGTTCCGCCAGCGTTCGGGTTAGTTACATAAAAATTTGTTGTAAAAAGGTGTGGAACTTCGGTGGCACCCTCCCAATTAACAGAATAGAAATAATCAAGATTATCTCCATGCCACTCTTTTGTTCCCACACGTGACCACTCAGTACCGTCAAAAGTATATCCAAACTGTGTGTCCCACGCATAGGCTGGTAGGTTATTAACCGGTCCATTTTCATATAATGCAAAGCCCATTACGGGGTTAGTTGGATAGAAGTAAACATTCGTTCCTGCTGCTGCACCATTAATAACGACTGCACCAGTTGTTGTATCATACGTATGAGTTGTTGCACTTCCCGTTGTGAGCATCGTTCCAGGGTTGCCTGTCACAACAACGGTAAATATTTCTGTACCGACTGAAAATTGTTGTCCAAGCCTTCCTGCGGTAATGGTTCCAGGAGCGGATCCAGAAAAGTTACCAGATCCGTCAGTTGAGCCTAAATTTATTCGCAATCGTGATCTCAGTTGCGCATCAACAGCACTTCCAGCTGCTGCAGATTGGGCTAAATAGATAGATCCCCATCGCTTTTTTATCTGCCCCTCATCAATGTAGCAGTTTTCCATTACCTCAAAGGCATCGTCCATTATGAGCCATGGAGTGAGGTTTGTTTGAAGACCATTTTTAATGGGAGCTATGAGGAACTTATCCATACCACTATCCTATTTACCAATTACCATATACCGACAACTGCCCAATGTAGCGGTGGTTGCTGTTTGTAATGTTGAAACAAGTGTAATTGATGTAGTGTTGAATGATTTTAAGCATACAAATCTATCATTGGAAACACTCGATTTTTGTGTGGTCACGCTTGCACTGTAAACTGCGGTAAATACGGGAATATCTGCACCAACTGCGTAATTCACGGTCTGCTCACCGCTTGGGCTTGCTGATCCCCATTTAATTAAAAGCCCGGATGGCAAGTAAGTATACCCATCAGTTGCCCCTTTTGATGCCGATATAGGGGCATTTGTACCGTCTTGAAATGTTACATACAGTTGATTAACTCCAGAGACGGGGTCTAGAAAGTTATACACACCAACTTCACCGGCAGCGAATGTTGGTACTGGAGATTGTACAGGAAGCGTTACTTGTTTGTGTTTACCATCATTAGCAACACCGGGTAGATAATGATCTACGCCAACCGCCGTATTAAGTGCTTGAAAGTTTCCTTGCAGGTCTCCCTGAGAAACTGATAACTGATCAGTCGCCGCTGGGATGTTGGGTTGCCACGCCATCTTCTTCCTTTATCGTAATTTTTAATGAGTGAATATACATTCCGACAATTGATGTGTAAAAACAAACTACTGTTGAAACCCCGACCATCGACATTGCGACAACATCACTCATATACGTTCCTATTATATATTACCAGGACCACCTCTCCAAAATGAGCCATTCAATCCAACCTGTTGTGTGTAAATGGTAGTGGTGCGCTCATTTGCCAATTGGACCAGCGTCCTGCGTTCTACTAATGCCTCTTGCTTTTTTAACTCTGGCATGATCATCTGAACAGAATCCATGTCCATTCGGTCTTCAAAAATCTTTTTAGCTGCACCATATGCAATATATTGCCACCATTGTTCAAGCTCTGGTGATTGATTATCAGCAAGTAACTCTGTAGGCCTCAGATATGCATCAAGTTCCACCGGATAGACCTTGTCGGGTACTGGTCTGACTGTGAATACATTGCTGTAATACAATAAAATTCGTGGACGTTGTGCTACATAGGGAACCGTGTGTGCATAAATAGCCTGACCAGATGCTGGAGCGGTACTGAATACAAACGAGTAAGCACCAGTTGTATAAGTAAGTATATTGGGTCCACCAACCGTACCGGTAAAGTTACCAGCGCCATCATCTTGTGCTCGTAGTGGATCGCCATTCACATCAACCGACTCGAATAATACATTATTGCGTAACACGGGTGCATTATCGAGTGTTCCACTAAACGTCGTTGTTGCTCCGTCACCGGTTGCTATTTGAACGGTAGAATTGATGAATGGATAGTAGTCAAAAAACTCTTCTCGGTTTTGTGAGAATTGGATTTGGTAGCCATCAACATACACCGGCTCATGAAAGGTTATATATCGATTAGCAAAGTCAAAGAGTGGGTCACTCGAATCAGTGCTAGGAGGATACTGATCAATGTTGGGTGATGTGAACCATTTAATTTTTTGTCGCAGTGTGAATGTTCGTAATTGTTCAGGAAAATCATACAGTACAAACGTGTTGATGTACTCATTCAGATTAGCTACTGAAAGCTGAGCGGTTGATGGTGAGCGTGTTAAACGCCGCACTTTTGTTTGTATAGTTTCTAGGGTATTGCCTGCCATGCTCTTCCTTTACGATACATTTCTTACTGCCGCCGTTAGTATAGCATTGATTTGTCCGATGGGAATGACTAATGCACAAATATCGTCATCGGGCGTTGGGGAGCCGGGAATGGCAAATGCGTCAAAGCTTGTTGTATTAATTGGGATACTAAATTGTGTGTCGCTGAGAACAGTGATGGGCCCCTTGAGCCCATCAATCTGTATCATTCCATCAGCTTTTGGGACACGTATTCGCACAATAGTACCAGTTACATACCCATGATCAGACTGCGTCGTAATGACTGCTGGGTCTGCTTGGGTAATTGCACTAATTAATTTCACTGCAGGACCAAACCGGGGGTCTGATTCTACAAAACAGGTATACGCTGTCGCCATGTCATTTTACCTTTTATGGTACAATTCGTACCGGTTCTACAATAAAGTCTTTTTCTGCTGACGTATCAATATAATCTGTACTTTGGAACGCGGTTCGTTGAACTCGTTTTCCAACATAATAATGACGGCTTCCCGATTCATCCTTACGGAACTTGTTAACCGGATACCAGCAATCATTATTAAGATGCTTTGCTACACCAAGAGGGACAGTGTACATTTTTCCGTCTTCCATCTCATAATGCTTTACCTGCTCATCTCTGTGCTTGCGGAATGCAAATCGCAGAGTACCACCGGGCACTTCAAAGAACCTGAAGAATCCACGCACCATTCTGCTGTCTTCTATCTGCTGTTTTTTCATCTCTTCTTTAAGCTTTGCCTTGCGGTCACGGCTTGCCATTGATCGTGTGCCGCCCCCCAGGTTAAGCTCAGCGTTTGATATAGATTGTTGTTCTACGGGCTTTTCGGTTTTTGTGCTCATGTTTTCCTCACACGGTTTTGAGATATCCGGAGGGGTTGTGCCCCTCCAGAATATCGTGGTTCTTATACTACAAAGTCACCGTCATTATCTACGTAGTCAGCTTTACCAGCCCACCAGTAAACAACTTCACCAACTTGTCCTGCGGGAGCGTCTGCTCCAGCTGCCAACTTCAGACCGAGATATGCATCGTTCCGAGTTGCTGCTGCGAGAATATCCGCATTCAAAGCAAGTGATTGAGCAGTGTTTTGTCCAACTGGAATTACTTGTGCCGGTGTGAATGGTACAAGTGTTGATGCTGGATAACCTTCGTTACCACCAGCGCCAAATGTATTCCAAGCTGCATAGCTGCTTGTATCAATATCAAGTTCGATATTGTTAGCAGTTCCACCATTGTTTGGTTCGTTACCAGCTCGAGCGCTATTAAGTGCAACAACTGTTGCAACGACACCATCCAATTGAGCATAGTCTCCCCATACTGCAGATCCGCCTGGGAATGAAAGGGTAACCTTTTCACCAAGGACGTAATCATGTGTAACAGAGAAGTATACTTTTGGTTGTACTGCGTTTTCTACCCATGTCACATAACGACGACGAGGGTAGAATATAGGATCGAATGGAAGTACTCGATAGAATCCAGCAGTAGAAGCAGTAGAGTTTGCAAGGTTAATGTTACCAATCGTGTTGGCAGCAGTAACAGAGAAATCGATACCACTAATCTGTGATTGATTATCAAGTGATTCAAATCGAACAATATCACCAACCGCTAGTGCTGTAGCAGCAGTCGCAACTGGGGGGCTTGCTGCAGTTAACCCAGTAACAGCAACCTGACCACCTGGAGTTTGCACGCTTGAATCGATCAAGGTGAACCCGTTAGGTGAGTCGAGTACCGTTGTGAGCTGTGCAGCGTTTGCAGCATTGGATTTTTTGTATTCAATACCACGTCCACTTGCAAAACCACGCTGCCAATAATATTCAACACCTACCGCTGTGGTCTGTGTATCATCATCAGCAACAGTAAAGTTGAGACATTTGAACCAATCAAAATCTGAGCGAAGTTTAAGCGTAACGGCTGAACCGGTCGCTGTGAACTTACCTTGTGCTATAACTGACATAGTTCCTCCTTATTATGATAATGTGCAACGTAGATTCAATATCCACGCATCATTTAAAATTCGAGGAACCTCAGCAAACTTGTACCCAGCGCTTGAATTTAACGCCAACTCATTTGAGTAAATAGCTGGACGATAAATAAAGCTTGCTGAATAGTTATCTTGCTCGACACACGCGTATGCCTCTAACCCTGAACAAAAGATGTTGTACACATCAGCACCAAGACCTGAAGCATTAGCTGCCAATGATCCTCGCGATGAAAGGAAGAAGCGAAGGTTCCCAATAGAACCCCACTCAGAACGGTGCATGTTCATCGGAGACGGATACTGATTCTTGTGAATGAATCCATCAACGTTGTTCAAGTTTGCAGACAAATTAGTGTGCGCCATCGCAATGTATGCATCACGAACTGGGGCTGTCATTCTGTTACTTTTGTAACCCATTTTTGGGCGAGTAGATCTTTTCAGCCTACTTCTCTATGTTTCCATAGAGTTCAGAGCACCGCTTCATCTTGTTAGATGTCTTTCCGCTTGCTACGTTCACGCTGCACAGCCTAGGCTTGCTTGCGCCCTGTTGTCTTCGGCATTATCCGCTAAGAGTTCCAAGTCGATCAGGAAAGATTTTACTTCGGCACACAATCTACCGAACTTGTCTTCAGCCTCAATGTTATCCATCATCGTCCACGCATCATTTGAGAGCAATGAACGAACAACTTCATCAACATCTGAGCGAGTGATTTCTGTCATTTCTGTTACTTCAGCTTTTACTTACTGACCCTTTCAGGCGAGGAAGATTCTTCGATCCTCCTTCTCCGTCTTATCGATCGGAGTTCTGACTATCGCATCCTCTTTCGAGGTCTCTGGGTTTAGTCGATCACGCTGCCATTACGCTTGCGCCCTGTTGCCGGTTAGCAAAAAATGCCACTTCGGGTTCCAAGTCAATTACCAAAGATTTTACAACCCCACACATTCTAGGGTTATCTCCGTTTACACCACCAACACAGTTAATAAACCCTGCAGTCGCTGCGAGCATGTCACGAGTAATTTCATCCTCAGTTTCACGCATCGCTTGACCAAGAAGTTTCACCGCCTCATTTAAAGCCGGGTCCTGGTTTTGTAATGTACATTATTTGTTACTTTTTTTACCAAATATATTTCTATTTGGCGGGAAGTCTTGTTATTCCTTCCTCTGCATCTTTCGATACAGTTCAGACTATAGCTTATGTAATTTCTTACATCCGGTAGGTTTAGTCGTTGCGGCTGCAATCACGTTATGTTATTCTGTATTGTACTGTTACTATACAATAGGAATATTTATGAAGAATTGGCGAAATTATACAAAGAAAGACTATAAGGCTACTGATATTGCGTATCTTGCTGGGATTGTTGACGGTGAGGGAAGCATTTATATCGGTAATTTCTCTTGCAATCCAAAAACAAAAAAGCCTTACTTTCAAACCAACCTACAAGTAACTAATACTGATAAGAATTTAATTGATTGGCTTTACGATACATTTGGTGGGCTTGTTAATAAGCGTACACGCAAACAAATGCCTTCAAATTCACGTAAGGATGTTTATGTATGGACCGCTTCTGGTGAAAGACTGACGCATTTGTGTGAGCTCATACAAGAATTCTCTACATGTAAGCAAGATCAAATAAAAATCATGCTAAATATGCGAGAAACGTTTTCTCCTGATTATCCCAATAAGCGTAGCGATGAAGTAACACTCATACGACAGGGATACATGGATGAAATGCGTGCTTTGCATAATCGTACTCATTCTTATAAAAATAACGGGAGCTTGCCTCGGGTTTCCATATCTAAAAAGACGTAGGAGTCCCCAGTAATTACTGCCGGTTTATAGCAGGCCACTATTTTTACAAAACCAAGAAATGTCAAAGATCTAAAGCAGTCGGTACTCTATCCACTTTGGGTGATACGACTGTATTTATGCGTTAACCTGCTCATTGAGGGTGATAAAGTCCCCATAGAACGACATCTCCGCATCAATGTCCACTGCAGAGAGGGATTGCCCCGCTGGTGCAACACCAGTATTCCCTAAAGGAACGGGTGCTGTGTTTAGTTTGTTGTACCGACGCATACGCAATGTGTTACCGCCATTAGCAGGCATTTTGCGTGTGTCTGCAGCAATCTTATGAATAAGGTTAGGTTGCTTAAATGAAAGCAACTTGTAATCAAAGCTTTGCTGAACTGGCGAGGGTAACAACGTTGTAGTTGTAACTGCCATGAATTTCTCCAAGCATATAATTGTTATACATACTTAAAGTTGACGAGACTTAGTTTTTTCGTCGTTAGATTGGCGAGATCTAGAAAGGTTGCGCCGAATGGTATGGTGAACGAGGCCATGACTTACGTTCAGGAGTATTGTAGTAAAAAAAAAACCCAGCAGCAACCATGAGACGTTACTGCTGGGGAAAACAACCACCTTACAAGAGTAAGGATGTAGACTAACGCTTTCTAATTGCCTCTTCAACCTCTTTACGGAGCTTTCGCTCAAGGTCGGGTGTTAACCCATCAGCAAACATATTGGCTTTTTGTAGTGGCGTTTCACCTTGTTGTGGTGATATTGAGCCAAGTGCTCGAGGCTTTGCCATATTGGCTTGAGCTTTTTGTTTATCTTTCTCAAACTCTTTATTCTCATACAGCCCCAGCTGTTTAATAGCTGCATAGGCTGCTTCTGCTTTTTCATACAGGTTGGGGTTTGAGTTAATTGAGGCTGCGATAGATGGGTACAGCTTACGTAGTTTTTCGATACCATCTTGAGAGACAACGGTCTCAAAGTCTGGGTAGTTTGTCTTGAGTCGTGTTTCTGTTGTCATCTCTTCAAGACGTTGTTGGTATGACGTCAATTCTTTTTTGATCGCCTCACGCTCTTTCTTGAGATGCTTACCCTCAATCAGATCATCGTCACCATATTCATAATCTGGTTCTTTGGGCTTTGCTAATTCTTTTTGTCGCTGTTCTACCTCTTGCAAGCGTCGTTCAAGCTCACGCTCAGCTCGTTCAGCACGCTCTGCACGTTCACGTAACTGCTTCCAGCTTTCTTGCGGTGTCGGCTTGGCTTTTGATTGTTCTGCGGGCGAATGTTCTTCTTGGGGTTGTTCTTGGCCCTCTAGTGATTGTTCTTCAGGTGTTTCTTGGTTTAGTTCTTCTTGCTGTGTGATTTCTTCTGACATGTATCACCCTTATATTTCGTTGTTTAATTTCATAGCTATCTTATCTAGTTCCCCGCTCTTAAAGTCCATAACAAATTGCAATAATTGATGCTGTTCGGCCTTAATTTTCTGTGCATTTTGCCATAAAAACTCGGCTGCTTTTTTGTTGGGAACGGTCCAGAGGTATTCTATTGTGCCGGCATCCTTATTGACCTTAAAGACGGACTGATCAAATGTTGGGGTTGGGCATGATTGTCGTGCTACAAAGTAGTTACGTATGATATTTTTTAGTAATTCTTCTTGTTTGGTGAGTACGGCAATATAAAACGGTGACTCGTAGTTTTTAAAGTTATCTTCTGCGCAGTCTTGAAGCTCGTCCATGTATGATCTTAGTATCGTTTCGGACTGTGATTCAATATCGAACTGCTCGAGTGATTCTTTCCGTTTTTTGTGATGTTCTACTGCCAGCTGACCAGCTGTTTTACTTCTTTTTTTTGTTTGTGGTTGTTTTTCGTTTTTTTCCGCCACGCGCTTTCTTTCTTTTTTCTGCATAACCGATTGCTAACGCTTGCTTGGGGTTAGTCACCTTTTTACCGCTGCCACTGTTAAGGTCGCCCTTGGAGAATTCTTCCATAACGATTGCTACTTTACCCTTGGGTTTCTTTGCTCGTGGCTTGGTTGTCTTTTTTA